GTCCCGATCTTTCACGGACCACGACCTATCCTCATGCTGGACCCAGCTCCACGGCCACGCAGTCGCGGTGTTCAGCCGCTGCTTTAATTTCGCTAGGTTGACTCGCATCAGCTCATCACCTCCGTCCACTCAATCGCAAACACATCGGCCGCCAGCACCTTCCCGAGCAGGAGGTACGCCTCGGCAGGCTTGCCCATTGCAATCAGCGTGTGAGCCTTCTCGACGGCATGCATTGTCACGCCGATGACCTCCTTGAGATCATCCATGTCCTTCTGTTGGATTTCCGTCATTTTTCTCCTCCATCTTGTGGGCGTAATCCTTAGGATCACGCCAGATACCATTCTCGCGCTTCTGTTGGTCCGTAGGGCGCGGCGTATTTCTCGCCTTGCCCTTGGCCGCGTAGGTCGCATCTGCCTTCCTCCGCATCGCCTGGCCCTTGCATCGCCTGCACGGCTCCCAGGCCTGCCGACAGACCACGCATCGGCCTTCAGGAATCTCGTAGGACATCCGTCACCGCCTGCCCGATCGCGATCGTCTTAGGCTCCTCGCCCGATAACCACACGCGCAACGTGGTCTTTCCGACGCCTGCCCGCTTCGCCAGAGCGCCTAGGCTCTCTCCATTGTCGTGATAGCACCGCAGCGCCATCACCAGCATGTCCCACTCAGTCTGTAATCCCATCGACTGACCCTATCTGCATGCGTGCTTCAATCTCGAAGCCCTCTAACTCAAGCCACAAGCCCATCGCGTTACCCGCCTCCTCCGCTGTGCGTGCGAACCTGAGACGTGTCGGCACGATCAGTTCGTCCGTCTCGTTGTCCCAGACCGTCACGGCCCAGCGTCGATACTTGCGCGATAGCATAGTTAGGTGTACATTATTTTGCACGGCTTGTCTAGCCGGACGATGGAGGAATTATGGAACTCACCACCACAACCCAGCCCGGAGCCCTGACTCGCGATCAAGTTGACCTTATCAAGCGCACCATCGCGCGGGGCGCAACGGACGACGAGCTTGCGTTGTTCGTGGCGGCGGCACAGCGGACGGGCCTGGACCCGTTCCAGCGGCAAATCTACGCCATCAAGCGCGGCGGGCAGATGACCATCCAGGTCGGCATTGACGGCTTCCGCCTCATCGCGGAGCGGACCGGAGAGTATGAGGGCCAGACGGCCACCCAATGGTGCGGGCCCGACGGCGCTTGGCGTGATGTGTGGCTGGAGCAGTCGCCCCCCGCCGCCGCCCGTGTCGGCGTCTATCGGCGCGGCTTCCGCGAGCCCCTGTATGGTACGGCGCTGTTCCGCAGCTACAGCCAGGGCAGCGGCCTCTGGACCAAGATGCCGGAGGTGATGCTCGCGAAGTGTGCGGAGGCCTTGGCCCTCCGGCGTGCGTTCCCCGCTCAGCTCAGCGGCCTGTACGTGACTGAGGAAATGGAGCAGGCCGACCGCGACAACGTGCCCGCCAGCGCCACGACGCAGCGAGGCCGCCGCACGGTCGAAGCGGTGACGCCGGAAGTGTTGCCGCCCGATGATGCCGAGCCTATCCGCGAGAGGATGCGCGCGATCGGAGCGCAGTTTGGCAGCACCTATAATGAGGTCGTCAACGCCCTCAAGGTGCGCCACGCCGTCAAATCCGCCGCCGACGTGACGGTCGCCATGCTTGACGCCCTGGAGGCGGAATGGACCGAGCTGCACCATACCGGGCCCGTCGAGCTGTGATAGCATAACGAGCCCCTAACACAGCGAGGCGCCGGTTATCCGGCGCCTCGCTGCTTGGCGAGACTGTAGACGCCTGCCGCCGTCAGCGCCGCGCCGATGGCGTCGAGCAACCCGCGCCAGTCGAAGGTCTCAAGCGTCCCTGTGAGGTAGGCAATCGCCAGCCGCACGAGCAGCGACACCACGACAAGCGCCGCGACGATGGCCGCCCGGCTCTCGGGATTGACCGGGATCACCGGCACCCGCTTGGCAACCTCGACAAGCGCCGCCACGACAGGCCCTGCCACGACAGGGTAGAGCGCCTCAATCATCCTTGCCACCTCGCAGGCCCGTTAGGCCGCACGTCAATGTGTACCCATCCTCGATACGTCCCGATGCCGCCAGCCGCCAGCACGGGCACCCTAGCCGCCAAGGATGCCACCTTGCGCGGGGTCATTCCCTTGACCACGATATCAGCCGCGAGCCCTTGCGTGTGTTGCGATAGGTCAGCGCCCCCGACCCGCTTGTTGTGCTCGGGGCAGCGGTAGCCGCTGGTGATATGGATCGGCCCACCCACCAACACGCGGAGGGCTTCAAGCGCCTGAGCCAGCTTGGCAAGGTTGATGGCTACGCCGGTCGGAGGCTTGCAGCCGCAGCGGCAATTAAGCTCGGCCGCCGTGAAGTGTTGGCTGTAGGCCTGCATTAATGCTGCCCTCGCACCAGCGCCGTGATGGCCGCCCCGATCGCCATCGTGACGAGACCGCCGAGCCAGCGCGCCCAGCTCTCTAGCCTCTCGACACGGGCCTGTAACCCGCGCTGCTGACCATCCATCGAGCCCACCATGGCGCGGTGAATGTCCGACACCTGAAGCTCTAGATGGCTCAGGCGCTGATTGATGGAGAGCAATGCGGGATCGGGCGTCGGAGCGGTAGCCATGGGAATAGTCTAGCCGATAGGTGGCCCGGCGTCGTCCCCTAACCCTGGGCGTCGAGCGCGAGATCAACGGCGCGAAGGATAGCAGCGCGAGCACCCTGCGCGGCCGCCTCGTCACGGTGCGCCGTGCCGAAGGCGATGGCCTGTTCAGGGCTCATTGGAGCGCGGCCAATGCCAGCCGGTGCATGAGGTTGAGCACGCACGACCAAGCCGGTAGACACGTCGCGAAGAATGTACATGCTGCCGCCCTCTGGGAGGTCGCCATTACTGCGCCAGTGGTCAGCCGGAATACCTTGGATAGGCGTCCCGTCCCACACCTCGACGCTCACCTTGGCCTGCTCTGCGGCGTAGATGGCAGCCTGGTCAATGCTGGGCAGCACGGCCCGAACGGAAGTGATATCCTCGCCCAATTCGCGGGCAATCTCACGAGCGGTAAGCATAGATCCTCCTAGACGATCAACAAATCGGTGGTTATGTCCGATTCGATAATATCACCGGCCTTGGCAAAAATAACCCGGCCCGTAGCCGAGTTGGTGCGGTTTGTCAGCGTCGCGGCAGAATAAGCTGCCACGATTCGATTAGCATCGGCTGTGTAAGTCGTTCCGTCCAAGCTGTTATTATATCTGTCTACTGTGGTTTGGGCGCCTCCGCTCGTCTCGCCCCCAATGCAGTATAGGTATGACCCGAGCGACGCGCCAGCGAGATATCTTCGCGCCTGCGTCGCTGACGTGCGAGAGGTCCAATTATTTGCCGCCGTATCATATCTCTCATTGGTTGCGACGCGCGTCAGACCTGCGGCTATACCGCATGTGACGAACAAAAAACCGTCGAGTTTAGAGGCCGCTGCCTGTGCTCGGCCTGCGGTTAGCGCGGTTTTTGTGGTCCAACTATTAGCGACGGGATCATATTGCTCGTTTGTCGTCAAATAAATTGTGCCAGCCGAATTAAACCCACCTACAACGTAAAGGTATGAGCCGACCGAGTCGCCACGGCACCCACGTCTAGCGGTTCCCATGCTGGCTCTAGTTGTCCACGTATTTGCAGATGTGTCGTATCTTTGGTTTGTTGTTACGGATGCGTTTCCGCCGATGATGTAGTTGTAGATGCCAAGCGACATTCCAGCGGCCTCAGAGGTCGCGGTTCCCATAGCTGTTTTTGTTGTCCATGTATTTGCCGCTGCGTCGTATTGCTCATTTGTAGCCAGGGCACCAGTTGCGTTTTGTCCACCGTAAGACCAAACATACCCAGCGTTTGAGCATCCACAATGATAGCCCTTAATGGCTGCAAGGCTAGCCTTGCTGCTCCACGTGTTAGCGGCCGGATCATATTGTTGATTGGTGGAGACGTAGGCTGTCGTGAAGCCACCAAAGGCGTAGACATATGAACCGAGTGCCGCCGCGGCCTGCGCATAGGTGGCCGTTGAAATGCTGGCTCTAGCCGAAAATGTATTGGCAGCCGATGTGACCGTCAAGGTTTGAATGGTCGCATTAAGCCTTGCCGCCGTAATAGTGTCTCCGGTTGACCATGAATAAGGCATTTCTAGCTAGCCCCCAGGTTGATCGTCCAGGTGAACGTGACGGCAATGCTCGCTGTCTTGGCGATGCTGCTCGCGAGCTTGACCCGGGCGAACATCGTTCCAGCAGCCGCCGCGTTGAAAAGCCCCGCCTCGGTCAGCGTATAGCCGTTTGCGCTTCCGCTTGCCAGGTAGTAGCTCACCACAAGCTGCTGGGCATAACTGGTCCGCGAGGTCACAGCATCACGAAACACCTCTGTGCCCAGCGCCGTGTCACCGGCAGTCACCGCAACCGTTCCCGTCCCCACCGCTAGATGGGTAATCCCGGCCACAGCGTCGCCGTCCAGCAGGTCGCGGATGAGGTCCAGGCCATCGTCTACCACGAGATTATGGGCGCGCTCCACGGCCAGCACAGCCCCGGTATCGGCGTCCCGCACCTCGACCAGCACATTAGCGGACGCGTCTACATTCACACCCCTACCTCGCTGTACCCTACGATAGCATACCCCACCCGCGACTCCGGCGCGGAGCTCGCGGAGGTCAGGCTATCCGTCAGGCTCACCGTCTCGGACAGAGCCCGCAGCAAGACGATCACCTCATTCTCCCTGAACTCGACAGCACGCCCGACACCTGACAGCGCCGCGAAGAACTCTTGCCACCCGCCTACGCTCTCGCCGTCCAAAGCCTCGACGGACCACACGAGGTCCTGTCCGTTGCGGTCCACGGCATTGACCGCATCCACCAGCCACGAGCCCGAGACGGCGTGCGGCGTGAAGGTGGCAGATAGAAGCTGCCCAGGCTTGAGTCCCGCCGTGTCCGTCTCGAACGACAGCCGCCGGGGGATGGCCCCGTAGCGCCGCAGGAGGCCCAGCGCCACATCTTGTGCGGCTGCGTCATCGTTCAGATTTGGCCGCTCGTCAATGGCCTCATAGATGCCCGAGGCCCCGCCCACGGCCGCCTGGGTGGCGATGGCGGCGTCATTCTGTGCGTTGATGAGGATGGGGAACTGGCCCTGGTAGGTGATGGCGATGGCGACACCAGCCCCGACAGCCGCCGCGCCGTCATCTTGCGATACCACGGGATCCCCGAGATTCCAGTACCAATCTTTGCCGGTGTCCACGCCCCGGATACCGATGGTCTTGCCGACGCCCCCGACCGTGATCGTGGTGGGCGCGGCTCCTACCGGGTACGACAGCGTGAACGCCTTGCGCGTCCCGTCGCCCGTCAGGTTCTCCGTCCTGCTCGCGGTCAGGTCCACGCCCGCCCTGATGAGCTGCTTATTGCGGTACGTCTCCGTGGTCCGGTTGACCGTCACGCGCCGGGCGTTGGTGCTGTCGATCGTGATGGGCGCCGATACGCCGCTCCTGGGCTTGAACCAGAGGGCTTTATTTTCATCCACCCACCACGCATAGCCGGTGATGTTGGAGAGTTCATCGAACACGCGGGAGGCCGGCTGATAATTGAACTTGAGGCGGTCGATAATCGGCCCGGTGTCTACGTTGGCCGTCGTGATCCCGTCGCCCGCGAGGAAGTTCGTCACCAAGTGCGACACGATCGTACTAAGCGTTTGGCTGCCGCTCTCGTAGGACGCCGCCACCAGCCGCCGGTCGCAGAGGGCGTCATAGCTTACGCACTCTACGTCATAGGATAGTGACGCTTGGTTGCCCGCGATGGTCAGCGCCTCGGTGAAGCTATCCACAAACCCGCCGAAGTAACGGGTAGAGGCCCCGTCGTCAATGATGACCTCGGCACCGATCGTTGGGCGATAGGCTCCGGCAGGGTCTACTAGCTGCAAGCTCGCGCGGTTGCGGCTGTTGAGCCTCGCGCTAATGCGCATTGATCCAACAACCACCAGGCCTGACCGGTCAACGCTGGCGATGCGGGTGCGGATCGTCACGCTCTAACACCCATGCTGCGCAGCTCAGACACAAGCAGGCGTCCAAGCCCTTGCGCGTCCTCGCGCGTCCACTTCCCGTTGCCGGTGTAGTTGACCACAACCTGCATACCGCCGCCGCCACGGGCCGCTGCGATGCCCTCGCCAATCTGCCGATACACGTTCTCGTTGAGCGGCAGCACGGCCTCATTGCGCCCGCCTTCGCCCATCCGCGCCACGGTGGGGCCGGTGACCAGGCCGCCGGTCGCCATGCCCGGCAAGGGTTGCAGGCTGTAGCCGCCCATAGCAGGCCGCACGGCCGCAAGATCAGCGGAGGTTGCCCGGCCTTGCAAGACGCGGAGCTGGGCCAGCAAGCGCTCGCGCGCCGCTGCGTCGGTAGTCCGCTCGATCTGCCGCAGGAGCGATGCCTGATGCGACTCGTTGACGCTGACCCTGGCAGATTCGGCCTTTGCGTTTGCCGCCCGTGTGGTCGCCTCGATATCCTGGCTAACCTTGGTTGCGATCTCCGGCAGATATTCCCGCGTAACCTGCCGAAACTGGTCGAACACTGGCTCAAGCGATGCAACTGCCTGTTTTGCGCCATCTGAAAAAGCGCGCACGGCCTCGCGCAGTTGATCGGCCGTGCCCTTTGTTGCCGCCTCAATTACGGCATTTTGAAGATCCGCCAACTTCGCCACGATCACCTGAGACATTAGCGCGTCAATCACGCCCTGAATCAGGCCCTCGCGAATTTTATTCCGCGTCGTGTCAGCCCAGTCCGCCGCGCCGTCAATAAACATTTTCGCGCCGCTCTTGAGCGCCGATGCGATGCCACCCTCAATCGACTTCCTCGCCGCCTCGGCTTCTTCCTGCGCCTTCTTGAGCGCCGCCGCCGATTCCTCGGCCGCCTTGCGTTGCACCTCTTGCGCAGCCACCACACCGCCGATAACGGCCATCGTGACAGCCGTGACGCCTACCAGGATGGCGCCGATGGGGTTAGCCGCGAAGGCCGCGGTAAACATCCCCCAAGCCACCGTGAGGCCCTGCACTGCCATCACCGCAGACAGGATACCGGAGCCCATCGACATGAACCCGTCAAAGGCAGCCCGCGCAACCTCGGGGATCTGGATCCCGAGCCCTTCCACCACGGCAAGCGCGCCTGATGCAAGCGTTTTGAAGCTGCTGACGAGATCCTGAGCCGCAGCCGTCACGGCGAAAATAGCTGAAGGATGTTTGCTCAGCTCGTCGCGGAGAGTCTTGAGCCTTGCCGCCTGCTCATCATAGGCCGCATCACCCGGCCGCAAGCCCTGCTCAATGAGTTTACCCATAGCATCCTGCGCGACCTTAAGGGCCTCGCTCGTCTCGTCCCAGGTGGTGCCGAGAATCTTAGCCTTCTCGCGCGCTACGTCGAGATCCTTAGCCGCTCCATCCACAACCGCGAACGCCGCAGCCATCGCCTTGCCGCCGTTTTTGCTGGCCTGTTCAAGTTCAAAGATGGAGATGCGTAGGTTTTGCGCCTGCACGGATTGCTTGCCGAAAGCAGATTCGACGCCCGACAGCTTGCCCCGCATCGCCGCGGCCTTCTCGCCTGCCACGTCATAGGCTCGCCCGAGTTCCTGGTGCTTGGCCTCGACCTCAGCCACCGCAGCCGATACCGCGCTCATGGCATCGGCCATGTTCTCAAACTTCTCATAAGCCTTCTGGGCCACAGCCGTTTGATGCTCGAAGGCGCGCCGCAGCTTCTCGGCTTGCTTGGCGGCGTCGGCTTGCTTCTTCGCGACGTTGCCCGACGCTGCCGCCACCGTGTTAAGGCCCGTCATCGCCTTTGTCAGCGTATCCGGGATCTTAAGCGTCTGGCCTTGGATCTGATCGAACAATCCAGCCGTGAAGCCCTGCGATGCGCTCATCGCGCCGCCCCACGTCTCCTGCCAATTCGCCGCCGCCGTCGAGCCAATCTCTGACAGCGACATGCCCATGACCTTAAAGTCTTGGGTTGCCATCTTGGCGAGGCCAGAGAACTCTGCCGATGCCTGGCTTAGCCCAGTGGATACCTTGTTGAGTAGCTTGTTGGCGACCTCATCACCAAAGACCGCGCGGAACTTTTCCCCTATCCAGGCGATGGCCTTGTTAAACCCGCCGGTAAAGCTGTTGATGACAGGTATGACCGTGCCATTGTACCAGCGGGTCATGATGTAACTCATGTACTTAAAAAGATCATCCAAAATAAGCCCAATGTTTTCCCAATTATTGATGATGGGATAAGCAGCAAATGCCACAGCCGCGCCAAGCGCCAAAAACGGTGCGGCTGCCGCCGTCGCGCTAATAAACGCAGCCTGAGCTGCCACGATGGCCGGGATCATCGAGGTGTACATAGAAACACCCACGCCCGTTACGGCAGCGCCGATGCCCACAATCGCCGCCTTCGTCGTCGGGCCGAACGCCATATCGAACGCCGCGATGAGGCCGCCAGAGGTGAACGCGGCCGTCAGGTTGTTGATCGCTAGGCTGATTGTCTGCACGAGCGGCGCGAGGCTCAGATTCTTCTTAAAGCTCTCACCAATCCGCGTTAGCGCCTGGTCTGCGCTGTCTTGCAGATTGCTCAACGCGCCGCCGAGCGTCTGACTTTGCTTCTTCATCATGTCGGGGAACTGCTTGTTCATCCCGTTGACCAGCGCCACGATGGCCGTGTTGGCGTCGATGCTGCCCTTCTCGGCTTTCTTCATCGCCTCTGGCACGCTGACGCCGATGCCGTCCGCAAGCATCTTCCACGCTGGGATGCCGCGCTCCGCGAGCTGGTTCATTTCCTCGGCGCTGACCTTGCCCTTGGCCGCCATCTGGCCCAACGCGAGCGTCACGCCATCCAGCACCTCTTTGCCGCCACCGACGCCAGCCACCGCGTTGCCCACGCTCTGCATAATGGGCAGGATGGATTGCGCGTCAAAGCCGAAGGCTAGCAAACGCTTACTTGAGTCGGTGAGCCCGCGCAGCTCGAAGGGCGTTGACGCGGCAAAAATAGATAGGTCACGCAGGAACGCATCGGCCTTCTCCGCGCTGCCAAGCATCGTTGTAAATGCGACCTTGTTTTGTTCGAGCTCGTTCGCCAGCTTGATGCTCTGCACACCCAGGCCCACCATGGCCTGCGCCGCGCTCTTGATGCCGTCGGCCAACAGCTCGCCTATCGCTGTGCCAGCGATGATATCTCGTAGGCCGGTAACAGAGCTTGCGACTTCGTTATTGCTCGCGACAAAGCGACCGTTGGCATCTCGCATCCGGCCGTTAGCATCCACCCACCGGCCGGACAGCTTTTCCGTTCCCTTGCCAAGGTCGTCAGCGGCGCCCTTGGCTTGATCGAAACCAGTTAGGAGGCCCTTCACATCGGCCGTCACTCGAACAAAGAGTTCCGCCGCCGCGCCCATTACCGCCTCCGTTGTGCCTCGGCCTTCCGCTCTGCCGCCTCGACAGCATAGAGCGCCAGCCAGTCCGTGAATTCCGCCGTGCTCATCGTTGCCCGCAATTGAGCCCTGGTCATGCCCAGGTCACGAGCCAATACAAGCTCGAAATAGTCGCTACCCTTGCGAGCCAGCCGGGCTTTTGGCAGGCTCCACCTCAGTTTGAAGCACCCGACCGATGGCCTGGTACACGCGATTCAGCGCGCCGAGGCTCTTCCCGCGCAGCGCCGGGATGTGCTGCTCGGTGAACTGCGGTTCCACCACGCAAGCCAAAAACAACAGGTCCGAGAACTTGTCATCGTCTCGCTTGGTGCCGGCCACCTGGCCGGGGCCGGTAGCCGGCACCGTGACCTCCGCTGCTTTCGCGATCGCATCGTAGGCCGCGCGCGAAAGCCCCTGCACCTTGACCGAGCCGCCCCATTCGGGCACCTGCACCACCTCCGTAGGGAGGTCCGCAGCAGAGAGGATGGCGTCAACGGTCAAGAATTGCATGGGGTCTCCTTAGTACGTTCCGCGCGTCACAGCGCCCGTGACCTGGAATTCAGCCGAGAAGGACACCTTATCGCCCACGGGCGCGGTCACGGTGTAGCCCGTGCAAATGCACTCCCCGCTAAACTTGATGTTACCACCCGTAGTCCCCGCGGGGCCATACTGGAACGAGCCCGCCACCCCGACGATCGGAGCCAACACGCCGTCGGCCGTGGCGTCCCACGATCCACTGATGCTGATGGTCGCATCCTTGATGCCCGCGATGTATTCCTTGGACGAGTCACCGAAGGTCGTAACCTCGGCCGTGTCGGCCGTCAGCGGGAAGTCCACGTTGTCGCAGTAGGCGCTGATATCAGTCAGCGAACCGCCCGAATTGTCGATGCGGAAGTCTGCGGTTTTGCCGTGAACGAATGGCATGGTCTATCCCTCCTTAGAGCCGTGCGATTGCTACGGCGAACGTCGCGGTTGTGAACGTGCCTGCGATGTTGACCCGCAGGTATCGGTTGATCGTGCCCGTAGCCGAGGCCCGCTCGGAGCCTTCCGCCGTGAGCTGCGTGAACGTGATGAGGTCAACCCAGGTCGAATTGTCGGCGCTCTCCTGCACCTTGATGGTGATGTCCGTGCCCGTGAAGGCCACAAGGTGCAGATGGGCCACCGCGCCGTTGGCGCTGCTCGCTGCATTGTCGTTGGCCGTCGTGTTGCCGGTCGCCGTGCGCGCCGCGAGGTCAGCGAGGATGATCCCGCCAGCGAGGCCGCCCGACACCTGCGCCTCCGCGCTGATGCTCACCGCGTCGCCAACAGGAGCCGTGACGGTGTACCCGGTATGGATCACATTCGCAAGCTGGGCACGGTTGCCGATGGCGCCGGCGCCAGCCGGGGCGATCGTGACCGCAGCCGTGCCGGCCAGCGCCGCGCTCAGCACCTCGTCCACCGCGCCCACGCCGCCGTCGAAGAACCCCGACAGGCTCAGCGTGGCGTCACGCGTGCCCGCCACGTAGGACTTAGCGGACGAGCCGAAGCACGTCACTTCCGCCGTGTCAGCGGTCGCGGCTGCGTCGACGTTGTTGAGATATGCCGAGAGGTCAGTCGCGCCCCAAATGACCGCGCCGCCCTTACCGTGCACAAAAGCCATTAGCGGCCGCCCTTCTTCTTAGGTGCGGGCCCGGGGGCGTCAACCGCCTCGATCGCGCCGCACTCGGTGAGCCAGGCCACAGCCTCGGCTGGAATCTTATCGGTCAACATGCCGGGCGTCAGGTATTCGCCTGCCACCTCGACACCCTTGTGGATCACAAACATTACGCGATCACCTCTATTTCGAACTCACCACCAATATACGACACCCCGGCCACCTCATAAACCCCGAAGTCTCGCGCCTCCACGACGCGGGTACTATGCGCCACCCCGCCGAGCGTTGGGTCTCCGTCGATGGCCGCCCGAATGGAGAGAGCACCATTGGGGCTTACGAGGTCATCGATCTTATCCTGGCTTTCGGCCTCCATCGTGCGACCGGCGATGATGCGCACTGGAAACAGATAACGCGAGACGGCCGTACGCATAGCGAAATCGTACCGGACGGATGTCGGGAACCCCACGATCGCCGCAGGCGGATAGACGTCATCCGGAATCGTGTCGTGAGTGTAGATGCCCGTGACCGTAGCCAGCCGCGTCTTAAGCCCGTCGCGGAGGGCCTTGATACTAGCCATTGGACAGACTCATCTTGCGGAGGGCTGCGGCGATGGTCCGAACGTAGCGGACGCGATTGCCCTCGAACGGCCCGCGCAAGTAGCGCCGGGGCTCCAGGCCCCCGCGCCTCATAATGCCCACCGCTGCGGCCGCCGCATCCTCGCTGACACGCGCCAGGCGCTCACGCCGTGCGTTTGCCTTCTCGCCACGGTGGCGCCCCTTGCGAGCTACCCAGCCCTCCAGCACGCCATACGGCACGATGTGCGGCTTCCGAGGCCATGATGGGTGGTCGTGCCGCATGCCCGTGCCATACTCCATGTATGCCGCATAACCGACCTTGCTGCCGCCAATCGTGCCGATGCGGACAAAGCCCGGCAGGGGCGAGCGGTCGACCTCGTAGGTGATGGATCCACGGAGCTTGCCCACGTCCACGGGTGCCGCCCGCTTGCTAGCGCTGCTAGCGTGAAGGCCGATGTGCTCGAAAGCCTGTTCCAGCGGCCGCGCCACGTTGGCATTGTTGCGGAGGGCGCGGATTAGCTCGGGCAGGCCCTCGATCTCAATCCTCATACGCCCGCCACCTCATACCGCCGGAACGGATTAAGCAGCGCGCGCACCTCGGGGTCTTTCGACGTGACCCGCATGAATCCTAGCTCTGGCGTCCCCACCACGCCGAATGGCGCATCCTTGCGCTTGAAATAGCGCGTGGCGAGAATCACGCAGGCTCGGGCGATGGCCTGCGGATGGCTCCCCGTGGCGCAGTAGCCCCACGAGCCGATGATCCGCACGCCTCGCCGCTGGTCGACCGGGAAGAAGTAGGACGCGGCAGGTGCGATGAAGATCGTCCGGTAAGGTGCCGCCTCGGGGTCTAGCTCGTAGTCGCTCGCGCCGAGGACTTGATAATCACGGCGCCCGGTCGTGTCGATGGCGATACTCGTGACCGACAGCAGGTCAGCGTTGAGGTCGCACCTGAGCGGATCATCTGTCTCAAAATAAAGCGTTTGCGTCGTGGCGAAGAATTGCCGCGAGCACTCGGTGTCAATCGCACGGGACGCGCTTTCAATGGCAAGCTCTAGCCGGGCATCATCGGTGGATGCCGAGATACCCAGATAGGTCTTAAGCTCGCTCAGAGTCGCGTACCCGTTGGTGATCGCCATGGCTAGCCGATCCCCGCGAAGCAGGCATTAATGGCGCCCGACGTGTAGGCCGTGGTCTTGGCACGCACAAATTGCAGGCCCGCGAGGTTCTCGATCGCGATGAGGCCCGGCGCGGTGATCTTCTTGGACAGCGCGTGATTAGAATCCGATAGGTCCCGCCCGTAGACCTCAAACCATACATTACCGCATTGGCTGGCTTCGACCGTGACCTCTCCCACGAAGGTGCCGCCGACTTGCATGGACGCTTGCCGGAGGCCCGCCACATTAATGGCCGTGCCCACGACGCCATTGGCCGCAGCATCGGTCAGGCTCGCCGTGCGTGCTAGGATCCTCATGCCTTCCTCCCGCGCTTGATGGCGCGATGCTGCTCGGGCTCCGTGATGGCGGCGACATCGAGCGTAACGGCCGCATCCTCAAAGCTGCCGGGGCTATCAGCAAGCAGCGCCGCGACAAGCTGAGGCGCGTCGATCAAGTCGCCAGGCTGGAACGCGCCAAGGCTGGAGCTGTAGCGGCTGACGCAGCGCAGCATCACACGCCCTCGACCGCGAGCGCCACAAGCACGGTAACGACGAGATCCGCCGTGGTGCCGTCCCAGGTGCTATTGGTCGTGATCTCAACGCCGAGCTTATCGCCCGCAGCAAACGGCATTGTGCCGCGCGGGAAGGCCTTTGTCGCCGCCGCCGCCGTGGTCAGGGTCTGCACGGTGGCCGCCGCCTCCGTGCCGCCCTTGGTCACACCGACCGCCAGCGATCCCGCCGTGGCGGCTGCGGAGAGGTCCACGGACACGGCCAACACCTCGCCCGCGAAGGCCATTGACAGGCCCTCGACCTGGCCAGATGCGTCCTTGAGCTGGGCGTCGGTCTGATCGGCCGCAATGTTGGCTTGAGCAAACGTCAGTGGAACAAGCTGGTACTTGGCAAATTCGCGCGTGATCTGCATGTCTATCTCCATTTATCCCGTGAGGCTGGGATATCTAGGAATAACGCCCCCCGCCTTTGCGGGCGAGGGGCGCCAGGGTTGCGTCGCTTACAGCGTGATGTTGTACAACACGTCGGCCATCTCAATACCCGAGGCGGCGCCGGTCGTGCTGTACCGGCCGAGGCCCATACGGAGGCTGTAGACGATGCGGCTCTGGTCACGGCCGGGCAGACGCTCGACCTCGACCTTCACGCGACGCCGCCAGCCAGCCTTGAGGCCGCGACGGTTGAACGCGACCACCTGGCCCTTGACGTTGTTGGCTGCCGTGGTGGACACCTTGCCGTCCGCCTCGGTCAGGCTCATCGCCATCGAGGAGACGAGCGGGTTGCGGCCGATGTTGGCAAGCTGGCCCGTGATCACCGTCGCCTGCGGGCCGAACTTGTCCACCGTCAGCACCTCGTCCAGCTGCGCGATGGCCTCGGCCGTGGTCGGGTCCGTGACGTAGACCACATCGGCCGGGTTGATGGGGTGGCCCCAGTCGATGAGCTTAGCCGCATCACGCATCCGGGTAAGCTGACCCTTCAGCAAGCCGAACGACACCACGCCACCCGCATCCTTGGAGTTGGCGGTGTTGTCCACCAGGCCGACGTGGCGCAGGCCGTCGAAGGCGAGGTAGTACTTCGTGTCCGCCGGGTCGGCGTCATCCAGGTTGATGTTGCCGGTCGCAGCGTTCGTCGTGTCGCCGTTCAGGACCACCGCGTCCGAGTAATGGGCAATCGCCAACGCAGCCTGGCGACGCAAGAAGGGAATGAATGCGACGATCGAATCTTCCTCAAGCTCGGTCGACCAGATCTGATGAATCAGGAACTTCTTCGCGTCGACCTGCACGCGGTTGCTGCCGGTGTTGCTGGTCGCGTAATCCGACTGCGACGAGGAAGTAGCCTCACCGACAAACAACATTTCCGGCAGATCCGCCTCCACCGGCAAATATGCCGTGGGCGCGGTCATGTCGAAAGTGTCAAGCAGGCTGAACACGCGGGACTCGGGGCGAGCGGCCTCCCAGAGGTCAGCCACGTACTGAGCGCCGATAAGCTGCTGACCATAGCCAGACTCGGCGCTGTCCATCGCCTTGACGTAGGCCTGGACCTCAGCGGGCGACGCCGTGCCCTTGCGGACGCGGGGGAACAGGCCATCGATGGCCTGCATGTCGATCCGCTTCACCTCAGCCTCGTCGAGGTAGTAGGCGGACGAGACGACGCCGAAAGCCTTCGTCAGCTCCTCGGAAGGGCCAGCGCCGATGCCCGCGCGCTGCTTCGCCGACATGATGTCGTAGAGCATTTCCACGTCGGCAGCCGTGTAGTTGTAGCGGCTGAACTTCGTACCGAACAACGCCTGCGGGCTGCCCGTGCCAAACTTCATCTTGCGATCCGCCGAGGCGTCAGCCTTCAGCGACTCGGAGAGGTCAGCAAAGATCTTCTTTGCCTGCTCCTCGGTGATGGTGTTCTGGGGGATGGAATCGAGCCGCGCCGCCACGTCGCGGAGCAGGCCCTCAAGCGCCTGGTTATCCATTGGTTGCCTCCTTCGCAAACGCGGCCAGCTTGGCCGCAACTTCATCGGGGATCGCGAGGCCCTTGGGCTCCGGCTTCATCCCGTCCATTTCCATCGGCTCCAGCTCGTCAACCAGCGCCTGAATCATTGCCATGATGCCGCGCAGCTTGTCAGCGGTGCTCTTGCGCCGCGCCTTGGTTTCCTCGATCACGGGTTCATCCTCCACGCCGCGCAGGCGCACGGCCTCACGGTTGGCGGGAATCGCCACCATAGACACCTCCAGCAGTTCCATCGCCGTGTGCGTCATCGGCTCGCCAGTACGCTGACCAGGACGCCGGCCCTTGCTGCGGAACCCGACTGACACGGTGGACAGCATGCCATCGTCAACCAGGCGCTGGGCCATCTGGCCCTTAGGCGTCGGGGCGAATTGCACGTCAATCTCAAGCCCGTCCGGCATCACCTCGACGCGGGACGCCTTGCCCAAAATGTCATCGATGGAACCGTAGCGA